CCCAGGTGGGGGTGCTGTTTTCTGTCTTCTATAGCCGTGAGGCATGTAGTTAACAGGTGCTAATACGTACTTTGCAATTACATTGTACGGGTTTGACGCAAGTGCGTCGGTCCTATCTGTTTTCTATCGCTCTAACTATGGAAGCTTTACATCCAATCTATCCAAGACGCCTTAGGAGGCTCTATGCATATAGCAAGATACCCTGACTATGTAGTAACTATAACTCGTAATCAACAGACAGGCGATGTGACGTTTGGGGACATTTCGACCCCAATCATAACTACGACTACTGAAACATTCGAGTTATTTGGTACCATTGGTGACCTTCGTACATTTCGAGTAATTGAAATGGAAGATGGCTCTACCAAGCGATCTGAACGTAGATTGCATGCAAAAGCGGCGAATGACCTGATGGGGATACTTTCTTGTGTCTCCAGCTGGTACCGCCGTCACATGAAATAGCAATATTTCATGTGGTCCCGTTCGTTTTGCGGGACCCAATACACCTATGGCGACGCTTTGCGTTTCTCGTTCACAGAGGATCATCTTATGTCTAATCTCACCTACAGATCTACTGAAGATATTTCAGTAGACACTACACCATCCATCCCGGTTGCAGGGCAACCACAACATGTTCGAGAATCTACTGACTCGATACTTGTTGTCGAAAAACCCGCCGATTGGATTGTGTACAAACCGAGGTCCCTTTCTACCAATTGGCGTAGGGAACTCTCTGAAGGTGATGCTACGACAGAAATGGATGCTTTTAAGGTCGATTTTGACCCCAAGGTATCCATGATGACCGCCAGGTACCATGTAGAGAATAGTACACAATTCTTCTATGGCTACGGAAACGTGCCTGGAAGTTATGTGTATGATTACATCTACAAAGGTATCCCATCAGGTAGTCCAATCACACCCTTTTGGGGGTATGAGCAGGGCGACAATGTCGACCCTGCAGCGGACTTTCTTGAAGTGAAGCTATTTCGCAGAAGATGTTTAGAGGATTTCTCGGCTAGGCTTGCAAGGAATTACGAATTGCAAGGTGTTACCTTCCTAGCTGAGCTTCATAAAAGTAGAGATCTCTTGAGGAGGCCTACGGAGTTTCTTGCTAAAGATGTTACCGATTGGGCTAAGAAAGCCAGTCGGTTCACCCAGCAGGTACGCCGTGACCCAAAACAGTACTTGCGTACTGCCTCTGATCTTTACTTAGAAGGGCAATTTGGATGGAAGCCATTAATGGCGGATATCCATGATATTGCCACTGTCGTTAAAGCCAAGTGCGATTCAAAACGGTCTGAGTCAACTCATCATCAACATCGCGAACTTAAGACGTTCGTAAAGCGTGATGTATTGTCTACGTCCGGATCCGTCGCCCATCAATATGGGTTGCGGGTTGATCACTCTAGGTCGCGACATGTGGAAACCTCCATAAAGTATTCCGCAGCTGTAAGGATTGTGGAGCAGACCGAACTCGAAAACCGTTTGAGTTCGATTGGCTTCCTGCCTCAGCAGCTACCGGGAGAAATATGGGAGTTTACACGCCTCTCATTCATTCTGGATTATTTTTACAATATCCAGAATGTCTTAGAGTTTACCCCTGACTTGCGTCACCGCATTCGCTACAGTTCTTGTACTTACTCAGATACGCTTGTTGAGCGTCATGAGTGGTATAAGGGTAGTGACAATGCGAACAGTCAATATCAGGAAGTAGGCTCATCTGCTACTATAGTTGCAAAAGGTCGCCGCACGAAACGATTCAAGGATAAAGAGTTGGGATCTTTAATAGTACCCTCAATCAGGGTACCGTCGAAGGTCCAGCTCGTAAACCTTGGAGCACTCGCTGTGGCTCTATCAACTTTTTGAGTATATCTCAGGAGACACAATCATGACTATAATGTCATCTACCGTAACAGGCGCGGCTTCGTCAGATCTGACTAGCCCTACCTATACCTTGGTACGTACAACAGCGCCGGATACAAATGGCGTTGCGGTAAATATCACTGCATTAGGCGGGACTCAGACTGGCGTTGCTGTTAATACCGTTGATCGACCCTTCTCAATGCTGTTGACCTGGCCAAAAGCGTTTAAAACCGCTTTGACTAGTTATCTGGCATTGGCCGGGTTATTCACTAGCTTACCGACAAATAAGGTTACCCTTACTACTCGGAAGGCTATTGGTATCAACGCATCGGCCGGATATGGTATAGCGTTTGTTCAAACGTCTATATCTATCCCGGTCGGCGCCGCAGAGATGGACCCCGTAGGTATGGCAGCCGCTCTAAGCTGTCATATAGGGGAACTTAGTGCTAACGTAGACGGGATAACAAATATCCTTCACTACGGAACCACTCCATAACATTAGGGGTATTTTCCTAATGTCCATCTCTGTAACCTATATCGGTGCAACTTTATGTCAAATGATAGAAGTGAGCTACTTAAAGCCTATCTTGATCTGGATCTATCTCCTTACCACCAACGAACTGGTCTTAGTGCTTTTGCATGTGACCAGTTGTCTCTGAGTATTCTAAAGAAGAATATCGATGAGACTAGTGATGAGGCGGATGCGCGATGTCTCGAGTTATTTATCGAGATGAACAATCGATGCAGGGACCCCTTGCCTATGTTGGACGATGTTGAGTTTGAGTGTCAATCTCATATGAGGTTGATTCTCGCAAAACATGTTCATAAGGCTTGGAACGCCCAATACACTTTCCACCCTTCACAGGTGGCGGAGTTGGGTGATTTTGGTCCTGGTGCATCTCGCGGTACAAGGTTCACACATTATCTGGATAAGTTGTGTAGAAGTCGTATGACTGCCACACACCAGGGTGTTGTGAATGACTGGTACACCTACTGCAGAGGCTCGATCAGATTCTATAACAATGAATTGTTACGTGAATCTAAATTCGGTCCTCCAGTATTAGTTCAAGGTAGCAAACTTTCTTTTGTTCCTAAGAACACGGACATCTCTAGGAGTATCGCAACTGAACCCTCGCTGAACATGTTTTTTCAGAAAGGGCTCGGCCGATGCTTGGAGATATCATTGCTTAAGCACACGGGCATTAACCTCGAGGTTCAACAGGTTAAGGCACGTGCACTTGCTAAGAGAGGGTCGGAGTTCGGTGATTTTGCAACCATCGATCTCAAATCCGCCTCTGACACAATAAGCATGAACTTGATCAGAAAGTTGTTTCCGTCAGATTTCGTTCAACTCGTTGAGCGGTATCGTTCTCCTCGCATGGAAACAACGCACGCTGGTACAATTGATTTGGAGATGGTTAGTACGATGGGAAATGGTTTTACCTTTCCTCTTCAGACTCTCATCTTTACGTCGGTTGTATTAGCGGCATTCAAGGTCCTTCATATAAATCCTATCTACCCACGTGGAAAACGGGTGGGCAACTTCTCGGTGTTTGGCGATGACATCATAGTCCCTACTAGGGCCTATAGACTAGTCGTCAAACTATTAGAGAGTTGCGGATTTATCGTGAATGAAGCCAAGTCCTTTGCTGAGGGACCGTTTCGTGAGAGCTGCGGTGGTGACTACTATTTAGGTCGTCACGTTAGAGGTGTTTACAATAAAAGCCTCTATGATCCCGGCTGTGTCTACTCTACCATCAACCTACTCGTCATCTGGAGCACCCGTCATGGTGTGCTCTTGGATTACACGATAGGCTACCTAAAGACTCTCGTTAAGAGGCTTTATATACCGATTGAAGGTGGGTCTTTTGAAGGACCCCTTTCTACTTCAGCTGGTATATTTCACGTGACTCCTTCTGGAGGACGTGACAGGAATGGTAGTTATAGATACGTACTATACGACATAAAAGCGACAAAGATACCAGTGTCTCGGTATCTGGGTTGCGACGATGCGGTAGTAAGCTCTGCGTTGAAAGGCGCTATTAGACGTGGTTATGTCTCGTCGAGAGACGAAGACTCGCCACGGGCCTTGTGCAAGGCCGTAACCCCGAACTGGGGAACGGTCTCGTACAAAACTCTAGACATATTTAATCTAGAGTCGGCTGATGCATGGAAATGCATGTGCCATTACTACTGGGGCTAACGCCCCAGTTGTAATCTAACCA